CGATACTATCGTACCCCTTTGATTTCAACACGGCAATCATTTCGTCCTGGAGAAGCCGCATGGCGAAGACTTTTGCATGTGGCCGTTGGAAATCTCCACACCAGAGGTATGCTTGAATCAGCCGCTCCGCTCCCGCTGCCATGATTGGCCGGTCCTCATCGTCCGCTACCACGCGGATGGCTTCGAGCTTCAGCGGGTCCGGGTATGGGAATCCGCTTGCCTCTGCCATCTGGCGGAGGATCGGGATGTCCGAGATTTTCAGCCCGCGAACGTGCATATTACCTCACTGGCGGCGCCCCCGTCGCGGACCTGAAGGGCACCGGCCCAGGCCCGCTCAATCCCTGCCCCGCTGCGCCAGTCCCGCTCCCCTGAGATGGCAGGAACGCCGGTCCCGGACCAGAACCGCCGCCGTTTACCGCCTTCGGAGCCGCGGCGCCACCGTGGTAGACCGGCGCGGATGACGCGCTCTCCGAATATGCGGAGAACACCCGCACATACCGCGCCTGGTTTCCCACGGGGATCGAGACGTTCCGCGAATCGTGCATCGGCACTATTTGGGCGTCGGTGAAATGCGGGTTGTCGGCGTGCTCACAGTAGTACCGGATTCCCCTGAAGATCTGCCCATTATCCGTGATGGCGACATGGAGATACCCGTCTCGCCCGGTGACTTTGACTCCATCCACAGGAGGCGGTGGCTGCGGTGCCCCTTTGGGGTTCGAGTTCGTTTGCTGTTCATGGGTCGTGGCTTGCTGCTGGATGGCCTGAAGCGCCTCGTATAGCCATTGGCCGTGCTCGGGGATGCTGCGGATTCGGTCAAGGTGCGGAATCGTCATGGTGCACCCCTGACAGGCAGCCGGGCAGCCGGCCGCAACGTGGGGACCAGCTTGGTCAGAAGGAACCCGTTATCGGTCTGACCGGGAAGCGGGGAACTGGCGATCTTGATTGCAATGCGCTCCGCTGTGGCCGAACCACCAGCCCATCCAATATCGTTCTGCGGGGTAGCGGACAATGGACGCGATCCGGTGATCGACCAGGGGTTCGTCAGGGAGTTCGCAAATACCGTGATAGTCAGCGTCCCGGTTCCTCGAATCGCCGCTGCGAGATAGGCCAGCATCTTCCGGTGTGAGTCCAGTTTTAACATCCTCTCATTGTCGTGGCCCACGAAAAAGTATGTGGTGTAGTACGGGACAATCTGGCCGTAATCGTCATCCGTCAACTTCGTCGGGTCCAGGGTGTAGGCGTTGCCGAATCCAGCCGCCGCGCCAGGTGCCTGCCCGTTGCCACCGAAGAATACGACCGAGAGGACTCCGGCAGCGCGGTACATCAGCGCGGCTCCGTTTATAGGCAGGTTCCAGCGCGTCCACTTTCGGGTGTTGTCCGTGGCGATCAACCGCCCAGTATACGAGACGTGAATTGGCGGCGATGCGGCGATCTGGGCCGGGCTGTCCAACTGCCGGTAACTCATCGGGTAGATTAGACTAGCTGCGGTTGCGCTTCCCATCGGAAGGCCGAAATATAGCGTCCTGGAAACCGGATCGTTCAGCGCCCAGATGGTCAATGCTGCTGCCGGGTTGATGTTCGCCCAATCCGGCGCGAGTTCCTGATTTATCTTGTAAGGCTGGTCCCCGCCGAAAATCCGCGCACCGCTCGCGCTCGCCCACGCAAACCACTCCTCGCCGCCGCCTGCGCTCGCATCGTCAGCCTGGGAATGCGCCGTGCAGAACGCCGACAGCGCTCCGCAGTTGGCTCCGATCTCGCGCACGGTCCAACCGGACGGTTCCGTCGTTCCGTTGTCGCTGGTCTCGTGCAGGCGCCCCGCCGGGTCTTGGGTCAGGATGTACAGGTTGTCCCGCACAATGGCAAAGTCCATGACCTTGTGAACGTCTTCGGATGGCCCAAACTTGCCGGAAACTCCGTCGAACGCTTCCGGGTTGTCTATGTAGCTGGCGAAAATCATTTGATCGGTGTAAGGAGAATCGGCATAGATTAGGCTGCATTCATCAACCAGAACCGTCCCCGCGGAACCGGCTACAGCAATCGTCAAAAGCATGTCGCTCAGGATCACGCTCGGAGTCTTCGTAGCGAAAGTTGCCTCCAGCCATGAACCACTGGTGCTCATTCCGGTTGAGAATGAAATACTGCTGGAAAAGGTTCCCAGAATGGAACTGACTGTGACGGTTACGGTCAGACCGGCGGTACTTGGTTTGAGCCATGCGCGAAACTTGTAGGCGGTGTTCGGAGTGAGAATTGGAACGCCTTGATAGGCGTCAAGGTAGGCCGACTGAGAGATCGAAGACCCTGTCGACATGCTCAGACCTTCCCCAAAATGGCCGGCGGCCAGAACTGCTGTTCCTGAGAGTGTCCAGCCGGCAGGTGCCGTGGGGCTTGTCGGCAGAGCGCCGCCGTCGAAACTCATGTTCAGGAAGTTCTGAACCGTGTTCCGCTGGCCGTAAGCCAACAGCCGGGAACCGTAGAATCCGAACCCCAAAGCTCCATCGAGAATGACTTGGCTGGCGAGATCGTTTCCTGGAATCGAGACTCCCAGAGAAGAGTAGAGCGTTACGTCAGAGAAATCCAGCAGAACGGCAGTCGTCGTGTTGTCGTCAATCTGCGTGGCGGTCGAAACCTGCTGGCCATTCACTTGTGCTGGAACCGGGATGTAGAAGAAATAATCCCCCTGTGCTCCGGTGAACTGAAGTATGCGCCCAACGATGTTCGATGGTCCGGTAGCCATGTTCGAGATGCTGATATATTGGCCGCCGTTCGCCACGAACTGAACCGGCGGGCTTGGCTTGGTAATCGCCCCCTGGCGCGTCAAAAAGCTCATCCGGCATTGGTGGATTCCGGGGGCTGCTTGGCCGTAAGGGGTTACGGTTCCGGTGGTCGAGGAAGATTTGGCATTCGGGCCGTATTGCTGATAGGTGAACGACGTAGTAGAGGGAACCGAGGCCACGAAGAATGTCCCATTCCACCCGAAAGAGACGTTCCCGGTCGTCCAGGTGCCGTCAGAGTACGTCACTTCCACCTGAAAGGTCGTAGGCGTTGGAGCAGCGACGACCTCGAAGTAGGTAGGCGCACTGCTGTCTGGAATCGGCCAAACGAGTGTAACCGTTGGACCGCTCAGAGAGATCGTGACCGTCGCTATGGGTGTGAAGGCGTAGGTAAATGTTGTTGGCGAAGGAACGGTTAGAACAGAGAAAGTTCCATCCACACCCGCCGATCCAGTGCCGGCTACGGTCACTTGGCAGCCTGGCGTTAGACCGTGTGCGCTGGTGGTGGTGATCTCAGCAATTCCTCCGGCCCAGGTTGGCGGTGCGGTCGCACTGATCGCGCCGCCAACCGCGACCGGCTGAACGCCCGCGAGAATGACTTGACATCCGGGCACAAGCCCATGCGCCGAGGCAGTAGTCACCGTCGCCAATCCTGGCAGATCTTCATTGTCAATGACAATCGAGGAAATGCCGCCGCCCACCGCGGTTGCACCGACTCCTGCAATCTGTGCTTGGTATCCGACCTGAAGTTGATGCGCCTTCGCTGTGGTGGCCGTAACCGTATTGCTAGATCGAACCAAACTCCCCGTAACCGCGCTCCAAGTGATCCCCGCAGTCACCTCACTGTATACCGTTCCAGCCGGGAGGTACGCTCCGAGCACCAGCAAATTCGTGCTGCCCTGATAGGTCGCCAGAACCGTGAACGTGCCGTTGTAGTTCGAGTCATTCGTTCCGGTGTATCCCGCGAGTGTGAGAGAATCGCCTGGACCAATTGCCAGCGGCCACGCGCTACTGGTGAAGGCGAGAATCTGCGAATAGGAACCATCGGGGTTTTGTGCTCCCGGCTGAACCTCGTAGGGTGTCAAGCTTGCCGATCCGCTGCCTACCAGTAGAACGGGAGGAAGCGCCACAGACGCGACTGTGGGCGGGGCGCCGGGGCCGTCCTGAGTCACCCGGTCCCAGTTTGTGCCATCGAATTGGAGCGGCACTTCCTGTCCATGCAAGCCGTCGCTGATGGCGACGTACTGGCGCCCAAAGGCGGTAATCGACTTCATCTGCTCGATGCTCATTGGCTTTCCGTGGTCGAACAGAAAGTCGTCTTCGTTCAGTTCGGCGCCTACGGTAGGAACGTCATGCGAGTGTTT